CCAAGCACCCTTCGTGGAACGATGTCCTAGGTCGTGCCCAAAAGATGCCCGGATCAAAAGTACAAAAACTCTAAACACTTATGGCAAGAAGAAAAAGAGCAGAGCAACCAATCGGTGTTGATCTTACTACTCGTCAAGCAAAGCGTAAAAAACCGTTAAGTGGTGAATATCTAGTAGATATTGATCCACTTACCGAAAATCAAAAGAAACTTTTTGATTCTTATGCCAATCAAAAACATTTAGTTGCCTACGGGTGTGCCGGTACTGGTAAAACTTTTATCACCCTTTATAATGCTCTTCGTGAAGTCTTAGATGAAAAAACACCTTTTGAAAAAATCTATCTTGTTAGGTCATTAGTTGCCACAAGAGAAATTGGATTTCTTCCCGGTTCTTATGATGACAAGTCGGATATTTACCAGATTCCTTATAAGAATATGGTGAAGTATATGTTCCAACTTTCAAATGATGTTGAATTTGAGATGCTTTATGGCAATCTTAAGTCTCAAGAAACCATTAAGTTCTGGAGTACTTCATTCCTCAGAGGAACCACGCTTGATAATTCTATTATTATTGTGGATGAGTTCCAAAATATGTCATATCACGAACTAGATTCTATTATCACTCGTGTTGGTGAGAACTCAAAGATTATGTTCTGTGGAGATGCGTCTCAGAGTGACCTTCAAAAAACAAATGAGCGTAATGGAATCGTTGATTTTATGACAGTATTGCGTAAAATGCCATCTTTTGATATAATTGAGTTTGGTGTAGATGATATTGTTCGTTCCGGACTTGTCAAAGAATACATTATTGCTAAACTAGAAGCAGGTTTTTAATGTTTAATCATCTTGATAATGTACTTCCTCAACTTGAAAGAGAAACGATTGATGGAGTCCGATATTATTCTGTGCCAGATGAGGACCAACTGCTGAAGTTGGTCTCCATCACTTCGGTAACCAGTCATTTTAATAAGGAAATCTTTGTCAAGTGGCGTAAGAGAGTTGGTGTAGAAGAGGCAGATAAAATCACCAAGGCAGCAACCAGTCGTGGAACTGATATGCACACCCTGGTTGAGAACTATCTTTACAATAGAGACCTTCCTCCGGTTCAACCCATATCAGATTTTCTTTTTAAGATTGCAAAATCAGAACTGAATAGGATTAATAATATCTACTGTCTGGAAGGAGCTCTATATAGTAAACAACTTGGTGTTGCCGGTACTACTGACTGTATTGCCGAGTTTGATGGAGAACTTGCCATCATAGACTTTAAGACTTCTAAAAAACCAAAACCAAGAGATTGGATTGAGAATTATTTCGTTCAGGCTATGTTCTATGGAATGGCACTTTACGAGATGACAGATATTAAAGTTAAAAAACTTGTAATTATTATGGCGTGTGAAAATGGTGAATGTGTTGTTTATGAAGAGAGAGACCTGAACAAATATATGAAACTTGTTGTGGAATATATTAAAAAGTTTGTGAATGATAAACTTGAACTAATGTCTGCTTGACTAAACGATTATTTTATTTTATAATACATATTATTACTCTTAAATTATGGCAAATATATTAGAGACATTTCTAGAAATTAATATAGAATCTATGGAACAAACGGAAACGAACAAAGAATTAGAAAAAGCAATAGAAGATAAGTTTCTTACTCCTTCCAAGTTTGCTTTAGAAATTGAAAAAATAGTTGCAGAAGAAAACTGCAATTATATTGATGCTATTTGTCATTATTGTGAAATCAACGGTATTGATGTAGAATCGGTTACTAAACTAGTTTCTAAACCTCTTAAAGAAAGACTAAAGTATGATGCGATTAGTCTTAACTTTATGAAGAGAACCTCTAAAGCGAAATTGCCTATCTGATGTCACCTTTTGAAACTTATCAAGCATATTTGGGAATCAAGAATCATTTCACCAATCCCAAATATGATTACTTTAAATATAAAAAAACAAGAGCAACACTTACATCATTTAATAAACGCAAAGACAAATATTTTTTCGAGAAAAGTTCTCGTAAATATTCGGACAAAGAAATAGTAGATTTTTTAGTATCAAACTTTATAGTAGCAGATAATCCCCAAAGCATATGGATTGGCGAAATTATCAATTCTGGAGAAAGAAACTACCAAGAATGGATGAGAAGACAACAGAGTTTGAGTTACTTATTCAAGGAACAATCAACAGAATTGTTCTCGGAAGTAAAATTAGAAGATGCTTTGAACTGCTCCAAAGGACATCCACCAATTCTAAAAAAATTCCTGAGCGGGAAGATTTGTATTGAAACTCTGGTAATTTATGATAGAATATTCCTGTTCGGGAAACAATTTGACAAGAAACTTCTGGACCCAATATGGGAAACCGTAAGTTTAAAAATTAAGAAGTATACGCCATTTCTAAATATTGATGTGTTTCAGTACAAGCGAATTTTGAGGGATATTATAAATGAGTAGTTTTTTTGATTCTGAACTTATTCAGGAAGAACTAAAAGAAATTAATGAACTTCAGGAGTTTATATACAATAGTATTTTAACTTTTGGTATGATGCCCCGAGAAGACAAACTGGAACATATTGAAAAAATGACACGACTGCTTGAGAAGCAGAGAATTATGTATACCAGACTTTCTCTTTCAGATGACCCTCAGGCAATTGAGATGAAAGAGAATCTGAGAAAGTCCGTTGCTCTGATGGGATTTCCGCCAGAGACTGATATGAGTATTCTTTTCAGTAGTATGACAAAAACCATTGAGTCGCTCAAAAAGTATCTTGACTGATGAGCGATTTTTTGCTATAATTATGTCTTTTACTAAATAATAATAAGCAAAAGACATAAAATGTTTAACAAATTAAAAGAATTTTCTAATTACCTTATAGAAGATACTGGTAAAGTATTTTCCATATCTAAAAAAGATTATATAAATTTTTATGAAAATAATTATGGATATAATTTTGTTTCTATGAAAAATGATAATAATAAATGGGTCTCTGAATATGTGCATAGATTAGTTGCTAAATCTTTTTTAGAAAATCCAAATAATTATCCAAATGTTCTCCATTTGGACGATAATCCAAAAAATAATAATGTTAATAATTTAAAATGGGGAACACAATCCGAAAATATTTTATTGTGTTCTTTAAATGATAGAATGGCAAGACAAAATCAATATACTAAAAATCCAATAATTTGGACGCTGAAGGATCCTACGGGGAAAATTTATACTACAACAAATTTAAAGAAATTTTGTATTGAAAATAATTTAGATCAAGGTGCTATGACTTCTACCCTAAGAGGGAAGTACGGTAGAAAACAACATAAAGGTTGGACGAGGGCTTGACATCCCTTTATAGATCTTCTATAATAAAGTTGTTGCAAAACAAAATCCAATTTATCCAAAAAATCCAAAATGAGCTTTTCGGACTTAAAAAAACAATCCAAGCTTGGTTCTCTCACCGAAAAACTGGTGAAAGAAGTCGAAAAAATGAATAATTCTGGTAATTCTTCTGATGACCGTGTATGGAAATTGGAATGTGATAAAAGCGGTAATGGTTATGCCGTCATTCGCTTCCTGCCTGCTCCTGATGGTGAAGACCTGCCGTTCGTTAAAGTCTATTCTCACGCCTTCCAGGGTCCTGGTGGTTGGTTGATTGACTCGTGCCTTACCACTCTGAACCAAAAGTGCCCTATCTGTGAGCACAACTCTGGTCTCTGGAATTCCGGTATGGATTCCAATAAAGAAGTTGCTCGTAAGCAGAAGCGTAAACTGACTTATATGAGCAACATTTATGTCGTGAAAGACCCTACTAATCCTGAAAATGAGGGTAAAGTCTTTCTGTTCAAGTATGGTAAGAAAATCTTTGACAAACTCACGGAAGCGATGCAACCTGAGTTTGAAGATGAGACTCCCATCGATCCGTTTGATTTCTGGACTGGTGCCAACTTCAAACTGAAGGCAAAGAATGTTGCCGGTTATAGGAACTATGATTCCAGCGAGTTTGCTGCTCAGGGTGCTCTTCTGAATGATGATGATGCTATGGAAGCAATTTGGAAGAAGCAATATTCTCTTGCCGAGTTTGTTTCTCCTGACCAATTCAAGTCCTATGAGGAAATGAAGAAGCGTCTTGATTCCGTTCTTGGTGGAAAGTCTGCTCGTATTGATTCTGAAGTTGAGGATGAGGATGACTATCGCGGTCCTGCCCCTTCTCTGACCGAAGACCTGCGTAGCGAACTCAACAACCTGAAACCGACTCGTCCTGTTGAGGATGATGAGGATGATGATGCACTCTCATACTTTGCAAAACTTGCCGAAGACTGATTCATAATACACTAAAGGGGAGATTTTTCTCCCCTTTTTTTATGGCATCGTAATTCTTGTATTTTCGGTACGAATTAGTTTCTTATCAACATATTGAGAAGATTTATCATAATACATAATCTTTCTCATATCATTTAAATATTGCTGTAGATAATCAGGTCTCAGTAGATATATGGTTCTCTTTTCTTCATTTTTTATCGTCTCATATTCATAATTACTAATACCAACAACAGGATTTAATGTTGCCAAGTAATCGTCGGGATCTGGAATAGTAAAAGTTGAATCTACAATTTTACCCTTAGGAAGAATGAGTCTTCCATTAGCATCTTTAACTTCTGTGGTTTCATAGTGATGTATTGCATTTAAATCATCACCATAAACTTGTTCTGCATATGTGTACAAGTCTCTATTAGAAAGAGGCCATTCATCTCTTACATTTACAATACCGGCAGTCAATAAAACTACCCAATCATAATCTGCCTTACCATAAACTTCTTCTGCAATAGTATCTGGTCTTGCACCTTCTGTAATTTGATACTTATTAAACAGAGTGAAGACATTCTGTAAGTCATCACGAAGTTTTACACGACGAAATAGATTCTTTGCTCTTACATAATTCTGTGAAGAATTACTATCAGCAAAGGGTGATTGATATTCTAAGTCCGGAAGTTCTCTAAAGTAAGACATATCAGTAACCTACTGCTTGTTTTCCAATATTGCTATTGTAATCTTCATTATAAATTGGATTAAGTTCGGTAAAACTAACAGATAATCTCATATGAACCGGAGTTTTATCGGCATATGTTGAATATGAACCAGAAGCCGTATAATTCATACCCATTTTCGTTAATGCACAAGGTTTAAATTTGTTTAGGTAAGGATGGTCCTTATTTCCACTCTTATATTTTAAAAGAAACACATTTGGTGCCTTAATGAATAAACCGGCACCGGCACCAGTTCCCCCACTTTTTGGAGCCATAGATTGTTTAAAAATTCTTACAATTTCTTTAACGATATTAGATTCTTTTTCATCTCTTGGAGCAAAATCAAAGTCAAAGTCAAAAGACCTTAAATTAACACCACTGAAAAGTAATTCTAAGTTTGGATTTAAAACTTGACCCGTTGCTCTTGATAGAAGTCCTCCTGCAGATGTGTTTCCACCTAATGAATTTATTAACTCAGCACTAAAATAATTAGTGACTAAATCTTGACCACCGCCTTGGATTGCAACATTATTTGCGGTTGCTCCAATAGATTTAAGAGCATCAATAAGACCTTTTCCTAAATTCTTACTTGCAAGAATGTTTCCTACATTTGCTACTCCAAAAGCTTCAAGAGCATTTAAAGTATTGCCATTACCCCAATCAACTTGATTTGTATCTCCAATATTTGATGGTATTGGTAGTTGTATTGTTTGTTTTGGTTTTTGGTTGGATTGTTGTATTGCTTCTGTTTGAGACCTTAATTTAAGATTGTCTTGCCCTAATGTTGATTTATTTTCAACATATTCAATCACACCTATTTCTAAGTAGTCATCATCTTTACCAATACTCTTCTGTGGATATCTAAGAGGTGCCGCAGACGAAGAAAGTTTGGCAGAAGCAGCCGCAGCAATTCTTTCCGCATTAGGTGATAAACTTCCTGTTACATTAAATCCGTTTACCATTTATCTTTTTTAGTTATTTATCTTGATTTGTCCAAAAGGTATTCTTCTCAAATCACCAACCTCATTTTTATCCACAATATGTAGGGGTCCAATCACTTCTTCAAAGGTATATTGACGCCCCCTCCCCCAGTGGAAGTTAATGCCAGTAAATCCCCAAGAATAAACATTTGTAACGGCAACAAAAGGATGTGCGTCATATCTTACACGAGGAGTCTTCGGTCTGTAAACAAAAGTATAAAACTTACCTGCCTCTGGAGAAGTAGTTGTTTGTTTCAATACATCAAGTATTTCCAACATCAAATCATCGGCATCTTCTGTTCCATATAAGTTTTTGAGTAGAGGTTTAATACGGTTCATTTTTTAGAAATACCTAATTCGTGTTCCGTGATTACTTTGAAGGTCCATCCTTTATCTTTACAATATTCTCTTGCCGCTTCCCACTTTGATTGGTTTTTGGCATATTCATATGCTTCATAGATGTATCCTTTGGTCTGCCTCTTAGGTTTGGGTGGAGGCATCGTTTGCTTATATGGTTTAATCTCAATCAAATACTTTTTAGTACTTCCATCTGGTTCTTTAACCTTTATATAAGCATCAGGAAAGTATCTATGAATTCTTCCATCTACCGGTGAACGATATGGAATTGCAAGTTCTTCTGAAGCATACTCTAAAATATTTTCATTCGTATCACAATATTTTAGAAACTTCAATTCCCATAAAGACCGATAGATGATGTTGGTGGGGTCTCCAATATATTTTTCGGGAAATGATGGTTTGAATTTTCCTTTATAAGACATCTAAATACTTATACTAATAAGACTCATAAAAGGTATTTAGAATGCCTAGTATCCGCAGAATATCTGATTTTAAACCACTATTTACGAATCTGGCTCAGAGTTCTCACTTTCAGGTCATCTTTGGTG